TGATGTGCACAGATCAGGCGCAGGATATGGTCAAAGGCTTCCTCGAGCGCCAACCCCAGCCAGCGGGCATAGCTTTCAACCCGCGTCATGCCGGCCGATTGCAGCATGTCCATGCCGCTCGCGGTCTTGGTCAATCCCTTGGGATCGATCCCCTGATTGTGACGGGTGGCGCCGCTGGCCTGCTCTTGCTTCTGGTCTGTGTATTCGAGCCAGGTCAGCGCTTGACCGGACACGTCAGGCGTATCGATTGGCATGATCGCGGTACGCACGTCACCCTTGACGCGGACCACGTGGCCGATGTCGTTATCCAGTAGGGCGTCAATGTCATCAGCCCCCACCGCTTGTGTATTGACGGCTTTCTGGCTGGTGAGAGACTGCGCCAAGCTGTCGAGCGCGCGGCGCGTCAACACCGTCCGAATACGCTGAAAATCGATCATCGTGTCCGCGATGGACCGGCCAGCCAGACGGTGCGGTATTCGGATCGGGGACCAGAACACCAGTTCCGTCCGGTCAACCGCCTCGTTTTCGAGTATCACATCGCCCAAGCGCTTGACATGGCGCAGCTCAACAATGCCGTCGCCGTCGTAGTCGATCCTAACGTCTTCCTCGATCAGCCAGCCCTTGCGGCGCCGATCATGTTCACCCGGCTTGCCGTCGTCCGTCGCGCCATCGCGAAACCGGGCCGTGCGGCGCTCGTCCGTGGTCACTTCCACATCTTCGGCGCCATTGTTCCAAGCCTTGTCCGGTGACTGTAGCTCGGCCTTCTTGTCCGGATACTGGGCTGCGATCTCTGAGACATAAACTTCGCGCTTGCGGCGCAGGTAATCGCTGTCCTTGGCCGAACGGGCGCGGCGGGAGAATGCCACCTCCTCGGGTGGCACGTTCTCAATCACGACCCGGCCCATCTTGGGCTTGTGCCGGACTTCAATCGTGTAGGTCTGGCCGTCTTCGCTGGCTTGGCTCAGGATCTCATACTCAGGATCGTTGACGTATTTAGCCAGTTGCTCGACGGGGATCCCTTCAATCGTCTTCGGCGGCTTCGGCTCCGGGTCTTTCCACGTGACCTTGATCACGCCGACGCGCTGAAGCATGCCGTCAAACGCAAAATCATGGATGATCTGTTCGCCGGGGTTGTCCTTAAAGAACACGTGCGTCAGGTACTCCCCGATGCATTTCGTATCGGCAGACTGATCGTCGTAGCCTTCCGGTGCCGGCGGTTCCGGCGCTTCACCTTCTGCGGCTGCGTCTTCCTTTTCATCAGGTTCGCTGTCGCTCGAAACCGTGACCAGTTCGTCCGACGACAGAAACGTCCGCATCAGGTGCGGCATAATCCAGTTGATCGTGTCTTCCACGTCGTGCGTGACGATGGACGACCGGCCCTCGACCTCATCGCCGTATTTTTCGCCGTTGTACGCCTTCATCGCCAATGCCTGAGCATGGGCAAACTCGGTGTCGTAGTACGACGCCGCGTCTCGCTCCTCCTCTTTCAGGATTTTCAGCAGTTCGGTGTCGTCCATCGTCTCGGCGTCTGCCGTGTCGATAGGCGTTAGGGCATCCATCAAGCCATTGTTCCTATGCGGGCGCGTTTGTGAACCGACGCGCTCGGCTGGGTCTCAGCCTGTCGCAGCATCATCACGCCAATGCGGGTCGCGCTCATCAAGTCGTCACGTTCCTTCACAATCTTGCCTTCCAGCCGGTGGTAAAGCCGGAACTCCTCGAGCCACTCGACTAGGTTGGAGAACACCTTGAACCGATCCGTCTGCATACGATCCAGCATATCCATCAGACCGGCCTCGACACCGAACCCGCCTTCAGGGTGGGTGGCGTGATCCGGTAGCATGTTGAGATGCTGTGCCCGGTAGCTTTCGGCCAGCTGATCGCCTGACCCCTTGTCATGCTGATAGCCGTCATGTGGCCACGCGCACGGTATCCATTCCCCCCACGGGCGGATGGCAGCGGCATGCATGATCGGCGTGGCTTCCTTCTGGCGATACGCCTTGCACACATAGATTCGGTCGGTGTCGCGGTCCCATGCCAGGTTGACGGCCGCAAACGGATGATCCCAACCGAAATCGAGGCCGTTGATCTGTGGCCAGTGCCTTGGAACCTTCACCGGCTCGCAGATGATCCGGCTTTCTTCTAGCGGGAACACACGCCCTGATCCCATTGTCGGGATGCCCTTGGCGCGGGCTTCGCGCTCGTGGGCGGGATAAGACGCGATGATCTGAGCACGCTCGGCGTCGGTGTAGTGCTCCACGTCATAGATGGTCATGCTTGTGACGTGTCGACCCATGGAATGGTTTTGCTGTTTTCTCTGTTAGTGAAAAGTGTCAGCCCGGAGAAGTCGGAGACACGCTAGAATACTATTTCTCACCGAGCAGGAACATCGAAACCACTTCGCTCATTCCAAGCAGCGGCGTGAACGTGATCATCGCAAACTGTCCGCGCTGCCCGCGATTGGTACGGGTCAGCCCTTCTGTGTAGATGTCGAGCGGCGGCTCCTCATCGAACCAGACGCAATCCAGTGTTGGCCCTTGCCACTTTTCCCGGCCTTTTTCGTAGCTCTTGAAGCTCAGCACACTTTCGCTGGCCTGTACGTCACCACCACCGCCCCAACGGACTTGTACGTTATCGAGCAGGTTCGGAACGCCCATCGCCCTATCCCAAGCGACCCGGCACTCCTTGGGGATCATCCCGGTTCCCCACGCGCTTTCAATGGTCGGCGGTCCCACAAGGATGCGTTGTGGGTTGTCCCGTGTGCTGTCACCCGTCACGCCTGACGCCCACATATTGACCGGCTTATTGAACGTGGCGCCTTCCCAATCGTCGGGGTAGCGGCCCGTCAGGTGCATGGCGATTTCGGCACCGCCAGCGATTGTCTTCCCAAGCTGGTTGCCGGCCATGAACAGGCGCTCTGAATGGATAGCGCCGGCCGCGTGAAACTCCTTTTGCTTAGTGTACGGGCGGTAGTCCCGCAGCTTGTTCTCCGCTTTGCGGCGTCTCGCTTCCCGTTCCAGATATTGCAGTATCGACGGTATTTGCGAGGGCGCGAAGGGCAGCGATAACGCCGACAAGCTCGTCATCTGACATGTCCCCAAGGGCGTTCGTGTTGACGTTCAATTCCTTTGGCAGGATCGATGCAATGACCTTAAGATACTGGTCTGGCTTATCGATACGGACGGTCTCGATGACCTTTGGTCCATGTTCCTCGAAGTCCCTTTGCAGGGCTGCAACGAACTCTTCACCGAGCTTGTTGCGTGAGCCTTTTGGACGGCCCCTAGGGTTAGCATTGTTGCCGGGGCCGAACAGGTGGGCCGGCCTCGGTTTTTCGTCGGTTGAAATCGTCGGCTCTGTACTCATTGTTTCACGTGCAACTTGCTATGGATGGGGTCATGCGATGCGGGTCTTACTAGCTCTGGTGTTTGGTCTGTGGTCGTGGGGTGCATGGGCTGCGTGTGAGTGCCGGTGCGTCAATGGACAGAACGTGTCTGTGTGTTCGAGCGCTATCGATTTGCCGGTGATGTGCTTACAGGGTGGCTGCCCTATGGCTTTGCCTTACGTGGGCTTGCCGGCTGTCGGTATACCGCCCTTGGGCACGTCGTCCTGCTCTGTGGTACAGGTGATGAACCCAAGGACGATGATGTATGAAGCTCGGACAATCTGCCGTTAGGCTATCTGCATGGTGACGGGGCGCATGCCGGCGTCGGTGCGGATGGTGTGGGTTGAGAGATAGTGGTTGTTTACAACCGTGTGATCTGTGCCGTCCCAGAGTTTGCGAATGCGGGTGATGTAGCCGCGCCAGTTGAACCAGGGCTTGCGGGGCTTGCCTTCGTATTCCTCCGCCTTCATCAGCCAGCCGGCCACTGTCAGGAACAGGCTCATGACGATGACGACGAGCAGGGATTGCGACAGTTCCAGGTCTTCGGTGCTGAGATTGGTCAGGCGCTTGAGGTTGCGCATGTCGGCACGGTCCATGCTGGCGACGGACGGGCCAGCCATGCGGGCTTGACGAGCTTGGGCCAGTTCGGTGTTGAGGCTGGCAATCTCGGTGTTCAGCACTTCGCGGCGGGATGCCATAGCTTTGTCGGCTTCGGCCTGACGATAGTCGGCGCAGAATTTGCGGGTTTGCGGGCCCTTGGGCGCGTTGCACTGTTCCGTCAGGTCCCAGAACCGATTGGCCTTCGCGCCGTCAATGCGCTGCTGGATGGCACCGAGCGGACCCGGGTCCGACTTCCATGCGGCTTCGTTCTGCTTGGCGAGCAGCATGCCTGCAATGCGATTAACCTCGGCGTCGGTGGTCTGCGACTTGACTGCGGCGGTGCGCTGGATGGTGCTCAGGTTGTCCTGGTTCTGGGACGCGATGCCCATTTGAGAGTTGACCTCCCATGCAATGGCGCCGCAGATCACGAGGCTCCAGGCGAACAGGCCCCCTATGGAGCGATTGAACCAGGCGGCGCAGGCTTTCTTGGCACCGACGAGATGAAAGCCAACGGCTGCCAGCCCGAGGAAGATCAGGATCGCCTGAGTCGGGGCGTCCTTAGCCTTGTCGCCGCTGTAGTAGACGACGGCAATAACCGACGCCACCAGAACGCAGCGGATCAGCCACAGCTCAGGCTTGTCGAAGGCGCGGCGCATGCCGCCGATGGTGTTCTTGATCATCTTGGTTGTCTCCTGGGGGTTGGAGACGCAGGAACTAGTGAAGGGTGATCTGGTCTAGGTACAGGTCTGGCTGGTCCATCGCCTCTTGCAGCATCTCTGCGGCCATGCGGACGGCGGTCGAAGTGCAGATGCCGTGATCCATCATGGCTTCTGCGAGGGCGTAGATCAGGTCGGGAACGTCGATTTCTAGCTCGAGGTCTTCAGTCATTTCAGCCTGCGCGGAAATTGACTTAGTCCAGGCTGCTCAACGTTGCCTCGGTAATACATGCCCCTCTGGCGCTCGTAGGGGTCCATACGGTCGAAATTCAGATTACGCGCATACTCCGGTGGAGCCAGAGCGTTGCGATCATCAAACATGTAGTCGGGCACGAACTGTGGAGTAGGGCCTACACGGGGGACCTCGTCTTGGCTCGGATACCAGTGCGAACCCGTTCCATTTACCGGATGCGCCATCGACATGTAGTCTAGTAGAGATAGGGCCAGCGCATTGCGTGTCGAATTCATTTGCGGCTAATCCAGAAAGTCAGTTCGAACCACAGCGCGACGATGCCGAGACTAAGCACGACAATCATGAAATGGTGCGCGATTTCAAGTGCTTCCGTCACGTCTTGCGTCTCATCCCTGCGGTTGATCGGCGGTCCCGGCGCATGCGATATTCGGCGCGGCCATCCTCAACTCTAAAATCTACTTCGTGCACGAGACCGCAATCACAACAGGCGAGGCGATGGCCGACTGGTGTCGGGTAAATCCATTCCGACCAGCCGTTGCGGTCGACGGCCTCAATCTCGCGATACGTGCGGCGCGCCATTAAATTGCCAGCATGATGTGCAATGGTGTTTGCGTCGGTGAGTAGCGTCCACACCCTAAAACAGCCCGCGCGATCAAGTTGGGCGTTAGCGCGGGCGTCAGGGCGTAGCTTTAGATTGGTAGGGAATGCAATGTTCCCCCGGGGCGCCTCACCGTTGCTTCCACGCAGACCGCAACGGGGCTTATTGGCAGCTCGTCCTATTGATTCGCTTAACTGATTTGTGCCTTGTGCGCAACATGTGCGTTGCAGTTATTTGCGGCTATTGAAACGATTAACCAAATCAGTGTATTGCATTGACGGGCTGAGAAGTCGTTGGAAGCGGCTCCCCAGCCCTAAGCCAAACCCCTGAACCACCAGAGGATGACCTGCCATGAAACTAGCAGCATTTGCTGCCATTACAACTGCGACCGCACTGGTCGGGCTTCAAGTTGTAGCTATCCACGAATATTCCGAAGGCGGCAGCCTTTACACCAAAGCGTCAGGCATCGCCGCTGTGTTGTGCGTGGCCGCGCTGCCGATCTGGATTGAAGCCGCCCGTAAGGCGCGGAGCTATCTAGTCGCCGGGACACTGGTGCTCGCGTTTGTTGCGCTGCTGGCCTATTCGTTGCCCGCAACGATCGGCCGAACCGGCGAAATCAAAGAGACCAAAGCGGCCGACACGTCGAAGGTGATCGAGGACAAGGCGCGGATCGAGGCCGATCACGCCACCACCAAGAAACTCGTTGAAGAGGCTAACCGCTGGCAGATCAACGCCTGCAAGGGCGGCAACGGTCCAGACTGTAAAGCGGCGACGTTCGTGCTCAACCAGCGTTCGGCGTCCTTGGAAAAGCTCACCGGTCAGTTGAACCGCATGAAGCCGGCCGGCGCGGGCGACTTGGGCAGCGATACGCTGGCTTGGGCTTCGGCTGGATGGGTG